CAAAACTCTATAGATGAAATAGTTATGGAAGCTTTTTAAATATAAATTATGAGACTTAGTAAAAATTTTACTCGTGCTGAAATAGAGCACAGTAACACAGCAAAAAGATTAGGTATAAAAAATGAGATGTCCGAAAAACATTTGGAGAGTATGCAAAGGCTTATTACAGGTCTTATACAACCTCTTCGTGACTCTGTTGGTCCTATCAGGATTAGTAGTGGTTATCGTTCCAAAGAACTTAATCGTGCTATTGGTGGGAGCAATCGATCGCAGCATAGCAAAGGTGAGGCATTGGACCTCCAGTTTTGGGAGATGGGGCAGATGAACAATAAAGTTATCTATGATTGGATTTTAAATTCAGGTTTAGAGTTTGATCAAATGATAAATGAATTTGACTTTTCTTGGATACATATATCTTTAAAAGAAAAAGACAATCGTAAGCAAGTACTAGAGGCTTATAAGGATAAAGATGGCGATACTAAATATAGGTACGCAGAAGTATGAGTAAATTGTTAGATATATTAGGTGGAGGAGTTGTCAAACAGGTTGGTGAAGTTCTTGATAACCTAACTACATCTAAAGATGAAAAGATGGCTGCTAAAAGAGCTATGGAAGAGATTCTAATGAAAGCAGAAGGTCAAGCTCAAGAGCAAGTTACTAAACGTTGGGAAGCAGACATGAAGTCTGATAATTGGCTTTCTAAAAATATACGACCTTTAATTTGTGTATTCTTAACAGCAATGTTTGTTGTTATATCTATATTCGATGGTAATGCTGGAGGCTTTCAAATAGCCCCAGCTTATGTACCAATCTATCAAACTTTACTTATTACTGTTTACGGAGCTTATTTTGCAGGAAGATCTATAGAAAAAATTAAAAAGAAATAATTATTTAGATGCTTTTGTAATAGCATTAATAAATTCTATTTCCTGTTCTAATCCTTTTTGCTTTTCTTGACTCCACATTTGTTTATATTTAGCCATATTAAAGTAAGAATCATAGAAACTATGAACTGCTTTTTCTAATATTTTAACTCTTTTCTTTTTTAGCTTGTATGATTCAGTAATTTGTCCTTTAAATTGAGACAACTCTTTTTTCATATTTTCTACTTCAGACAGTGCATCACAATAATCTTGCATGCATTTATTTTCTGAAATAGTCGTATTTTGTTCTTTAATTATCTCTAAAGCCTTCTTAGTTAGATTCATAATAAAACCTCCTTTTTAATGCTTTAATTGATATTTGTATGTTGTATTTTATTTTAAGAAATCTTTTAACAACAGAAAGTGATTTGTTTCTTTTAATTGCTTTGTTTACAATTAGCGTTATTAGTCCTTTCATTTTTTTTGATTTGAATAAGTTTTTCTAGGTATATAGCTAAATCCATAGCTTCTTCTTGTGCGTGTACTAACCACTCTAATTCAGTAAGATCGTTTCGATCCATTGTGGTATTGTATTTTTCTTTACCTATTGCAGCTCGGTTTAATATTTTAATACAAACCTTATTTTCTATACTACTCATTAAAATTATGTATTAGACTTGCTACCCTACCGTTATCTCTGTGAAATAAAAAACCTTCAACTGCTTTAGGTGCTCCTTTATAGCCCTTACGAGCATGCCAAGAGTCTGCACCAGATGGACTACGCATATATTCTACAGTTACACCTATGTAATCCTTAGCAGATTGAAATTTTGTTTTTATTTTATGATGAACGTGATGTAAAAACATGGTTCTATGAGCGCATTCAGCCCAGATTTTAGGAGCCTCTTGAGCCATAAGTAAAGGTAAATCATTTGCTTTTGCTCCATCTCCATGCTCTAATCCTATCATGTTGTTGTAGTATTTGTAATACTTTCTATATGAAGGACCCTCATCTACAGTTACATTTTTATTTTCTCTATACCAAGATTTTAAGCAATGTGCTAAGTGGTATCCTGATTGATAATCGTGATTACTCATAGAGTGAACGCAATCAACAGGAGCAACTTGTAGCATCATGTCTACAGCTGTCACATAAACCTCTAGTGCTAACTCAAAAGATTGCCACCATTTTCCGTGTTGATCTTGAGGCGTTCCTTTTGTAGTAGTATTAAAAACATTATCTACATGTAAAACATCATTACCAATACAAAAAAGTATCTTTTCTATATTATATCCAGAACATCTATCAAGTATACCTCTAATTCCCTCTAAAACTCTTGATTTAGCAATTTCCATATTGTATTCTTCTCCAGTTTCTTTAGCTATAGCTAACTTTCCGATATGTATATCGGCAGGATTAATTACAAGCAAATGCTCACCAATTGTTTTAGGGGTTTTAGGGTAGTCAATAACTTTATGTTTAGATATAACACTATCAATAGAATATAAAAGTTCTTGTCTGTCTTGATCGGTAAAAGCAACTTTGTCTTCTTTTGTTACAATAGAAAATCTAGGCTCACCATTCATAGCTTGCCAATGCTTTACTGATATAACGTCATCTGGATTTATACCTCTTTCTTTTAAATATTCAAGGTATACGCTATTCATTTGATTGTTTTCATTAAGATTAAGAGCGATTTCTTTTGCTCTCATTTCTTTAATGATTTCAATTTCATGAGGATTTAACCTCATTCTATGATTACCCATTTCGTTTTGGGTTTATGTAATCATAAAAATCAGAATCAATAGCTTTAATCTTACTCATTAACCTATGAGTTTCAGATTGAACAATTAATTTATCTTCTGGAGTAGAGTCAACACCTAAACTAGACTGTAAAGATGCGTTGTAGGCTAAAAGTTTATCTATTGCTGATTTTTTCTTAGCACAATTTTTATAAGTAAATTTCATTTTTCTTGCTTATAGTATGCCTTCCTCTATATAGGAGTCTATATTTTCGTCACAAGATAAGAAATATTTTTCATATAAGTCTAAGGCATAGTGGTACTTACGTCTTCCAGACTCCAGAAACTCAGGTGAGACATCGTAAATTCCAACGCTATGAGGGTTTTCTTTTCCGATTACAATAAACTTAAATTGATCTAATCCAAGAGCATCACAATAAAATGCTGCTTGCATATCATAATGATACTTTTTGCAATCATATTTAAACTTATCTATACCACCAAACTCAGCTGTAGTTTTAATGTCAGCTATAAAGTCAAAAGATTGTAAATCTATTTTACCTTTAGCGTTTATAATATCTTTACAGTGCATTCTGTTTATATGCCATATAAAAGGCTGCTCTCTTTTTGATGTATTAACTAAATCTCTAACCTTACTGTGGTTAAATAAAGAATTGCACATTCTATCTATCTTGTCTAACTCATCTGCGGTAATAAGATCTTTACCTTCTAACTCTGCAAGTTTTAACTCTTCTTGTTTCCAGGCTTTGTTTATTTTAGATGTCATACCTTTTTCCTTTTCAGGTCTAAGATTTGTGTCAAATATGTAAAACTTTTCGTTAAACTTTTCTGGCTCTAAAGCCATACAGTGAAATGCACTACCAAATACCATTGCAGGAGTAGACTTTTCTCTGTCTTCTAAATAAGATCTTAAGTGAGCTGGTGACTTTAATAAATACTTAAGCATTGAGCATGTAACATGCGATGAGTCTGCATAATATATTTTATCGTCACGGAATGATTCTAGTAATTTTGTCATAATAAATTGTTTTAAAGAAAGAAAGAGGCCGAAGCCTCTATCTTATTAACCAACTAAAAAAACCATTGTAAACAATGTAACCAAATCGTTGCAAATATAATGGTTTTATTTTACCCTACGCTTTTTTCATAGAAGTTTTTCCACGAGATCTATTTTTTTTCGTAGATTCTTTCTTAGCTGCTTTCTTTACAGCTTTTTCAGCTTTAGTACTTTGAATTGCTTCACGTTGTTTTGCTTCAAAGTCCATTTGTTGCCAAACTAATCTCTGAATTGTACCAGCAGCGTGAGATGCAGCAATGAAATTAGTCATCATATCAGTTCGTTGCTCATCGGTTACGCCTATACCAACAGCACTTAACATGTCAACTAAATGATTTTCTACATGCTCTTCAAGTTGCGTAATGTTTTGACCTAAAGGCGTTTCTCTAAAAGCTTTTTCAGCTTGCATTTCTTTCTCTTCTTGAGAGATTTTTTTTACTTTTTCCATTGTTTAAAAAGGTAAATTGTTTTCATTAAAGATTTCTGGCTGTATTGTAGCTTTGTTAGCTTCAATAAAATCCATGGTGTTTTGCTCTAAAACATCTTCCCATACCATTTTTTGTTTATTTAAAGATTTAAACCTACAGAGCCTCGGTTCAAATTTTAATATTACAGGTTCGTCATCTTGTGTTGGAATACCTACAAGTTTTTGAAATTTAATTTTTCTAACATGTATTTGGGTATCACTCCAATCTTCAGAGTTAGGATTCCTGTGTATAACTAAAAAGTTATCCGTTCTATTGGCAAACATACCACCCATTTCTACATCGTAATGTGAAGGAGCTGGTATTGTGCCGTCATCATTTTTTTCTCTTGCTGCTTTTGTTACAGCATGAGTTACTAATATAAACTTAACAAAATTCTTTTGTTTAAATCTTCGTATATCTGACAATACTTGATAGTAATAATCATATTTACTCATAGACCTGTTTATAGCAAGATCATTCATAGGATCGACATAACAGCCGTCAAAATTACCTTCATCTATTTGAGTCTGGAAAGAATCCATAACGTCATATATTGTAGGTGTGTTTGGAAATGACACTATTTTAAAATGCTCCATAACCCAATTACATGCAGCATCAAATACTTGTCTATCCATTCTTTCTGTTTTTGACTTGTCTGCAGTCATTCCTATAAACATTTCTGCAAGATCTATAATCATTTCACCTACAGGTTCATTCTCAGGACAATAACAAAGCCATCTCCATTTATACCTTACAGATGCAAGCATCATAAGATAAAATATAGCAGTAGTCTTACCTATATTGGCAAAGCCTGTAATAACATCTAATTCACCTTTACGGTATGTATAATGTTTGTCAAGCCATTGCATACCAGTAGATAATCCTTTATTGTATCCATTCTTGTAAACATGATTAACATATTGATAGATTTCTTCTTTAGAATTTACTTTATAATCCATATCAATAATTATAAGCGTCTAATCTATCTTGCTGTGCTTTAGCTATTTTTTCAGCTTTATCTTCTGATTGTTTTTTAGACTTAAGTAAATATAAATAATCTTCCCAGCAGTTATTAGCTAAAAAATTGTTAGGATATTTTCTATATTTAGGTTCAAAAGCTTTTTTGTATAGTGGTATAATCTCCATGATCGTATTTTTTTGTTGATCATTAAGATTTCTCCATTTTCTAAAAGCTGTATGCTTAGTTTTATTTATACCATAAGCTTTATAGAACTTAATAAAGTCAGGGCTATAATCAGATGTTTTCTTTTCTTTTGGTTTATAATCGTGAATTATTATGTCCATAAGAAACTCAACGTCTTTTATTATTTTACCCAGAGTCTTCATTACTACTTCTTGGTTTTTCATATAGCTGGTTGTTTTTAGTAATGGTTATATAACAGCCTGGCTTCTCTTTATCAAATTCATATTTTTCAAAACAGGGAATTATTTGATCACAGTTATCATCTTCTATCCAACCATGTATTACCATTTGGTCTTGCACGGTTTGTAAAGGATTAACATAATCAAACTTATGTCTTGTACCTCTAATAAATTTAAACGAGAGATTTACAGGCTTTTGTAAGCTGTCGATAACATCTCTAAACTCTTCAGAATATTCTTCCCAATAAGGTTTTGTATTCTTTATGTAATTCATTACTGTTTTAGAGTGTATCATGTGTTTTCCAGTCCAACGTTTACCATTTTTAGATGATGGCGTACTGTATGGAATGAAAAATGTTCTCTTTTTCATACACTTGCGTTTTTGCAAATATATGAAAATAAAAGCATCCCCTACTTAGCGAGCCTTTCAGGGATGCATTTACTATCTAGAATGGTAAGTTACCAGCGTCTTGAGTTGTGCTCTGTGCAGGCTCCGCAGAGACTGTAGCACCGTCTTTATTGGTAAAGACTTTCCACGCATTAAGATCTGTGTAGTAACGACCTTTATATTCACGAGATTCTACATCAAAGCTTACATCAACTGTTTGACCTGCTTTGTTGTATTTTGTAAAGTTATCAACTTTGTCTACTCCGAAAACATTAAAAGCAACAGACTTGCTGTATTCTCCATGTGTTTCGATTACAAAATTTACTTTTTTCCACTCTTTGTTAGTGGCTTTAGAGGTTCCAGTTTGTACTTCTCCGATTGATTTGATTGTTCCTGTAATTTGTAAATTACTCATAATTAATTGATTTTTGAGCCTTGTAAGTTTATGGCTCGGTTAAAAAATGGAAGGGAGACTATCTCCCCTCCGTGAATAAAAAATTATATTGCAGCGTTAGCTGCGCTTACTAAATCCTCTTCTTGCTGAGGTGTTAGTTCGTATTTAGGTAATGCATCTAAAACTCTTTCAGGATCTGACTTAACAGTATCCATCATAACTTTATAAGTTGCAGGATCTAATTTCTTTTTAGGATTCTGTGACGCAGAAAAGGATGGTGCCTCATCTTCGCCAAATACTCCTTGAGAATATAGGCCTGCAAGCTTTAGAACAATACGAGACAATGCACGCTTTTCCGCCATAGCGACAGGATAAGCATTGCTATTATTCCCAGGAGAGCATTCTCCAAATGTTTCTGTACGAGATTCTCCCATAGTACCTACTGCTTTTATTAAGCAATGTTTGTGGTCATCTGAGAGATTAACTATCTCATAGTTTACATCTATATTATAAGCCGCCTGAACTTTTTCAATTCCAGAGCGAGTTATAATAGTATAAAATTTGTGCTTGTGTACATCCTCTGTAGTAAGGCTGCATTTTTTGAATAGGTCATTTAAGACCTGAGCTTTGGTTTTTCCCATAATTTGGTTTTTAGGAAGGTTAATAAATGGTTAAATAAATAGTTGTGCGGTAGCACTTTACGAGCCACACGCTTCACAATCCTCATCGTCAATTCCACACGATTCAGGTTGATCTTCTTTGTCTGTTAAGTCAACAATCCAAGAGTCAAACGTATCATCTCTTGATTCGTCAGCTCTTTTTAACATCTCTCTCCAAGCTTCATGCTTTTCTTTACTCATCTGTTTTAGGTTTTTTCCATTCCTCTTCAGCACGAGTTTCGTACTGCATTGGATTGAAAGGTTTATATTTACTTTTCGCTATTCCATTAATTACTATCTTAGCAAAACCCCTTAACAAAATATGCTGTTTTTTAAACACAAGTGATGACGCTATTTCTACAAATAATTCTTGCACCACTTGTTTTACAAGCTTCTTATCGATTTTTAAATCGTATGCAACTTCTTCGCAAATTTGGTCAATTTTAGATTTTTTCATGGGCATGTGAAGATACTAATTTATGGTTAGTTAGACAAATCTTTTAGCTTTACATTTAGTATGGAAATTATGATAAGTAAAGCACCTATAACATAGGGTGCATACATAGCTGTAATTACCATAATCATTTGACTCATAAAGGCTAAACCTGCGTAAATTACTCCTGCTTGAAACAATAGTTTTGATACAGGATTTTCCATAATTTTCTTAAACATACTATATATCATTAAAGGTTATAAATCTGAAGACTTTATTTCTAGTCCATTTCATATTATTGGACTCTCTGTGCCGCTTCAGTTCAGCACCTGACAATTCTATTACTAACACACCAGATAAGGCACGATTCAAATCTCTTAACAGGGCTTTTCCATGGCGTTTCTTTATTTCACCATGTACACCTTTTAATCGATTAGTCATCCCTTTATTCTGATACATTCGCTCTAGACGCTTTATCCATATATCAGAGTTAGCCTTAGCAGGAATCTTTGAATCGAACAGTAATGCTCCTTCTGGGATTTCTGCTTGGCGTAACGCTGCCTCATACGTTAAAGCAATAGCTTCTATTATCAAAACGCAAAGTGTTCATTTTTACCCTTAACGTTTTTATAGCCAAAGAAAACTCCAGGACTATTTCCTTCGTAATCTATAGACGGATATATTCTAGATCCATCGTCAAAGACTAAAACCTTTATATCATCCTGCTCTGAATAATAATCATCCCAGCCTTCATTTTTTAACTCTACGTTTGTCATGTTTCTAACATCTACTAATTTTGCTCCTAGTTTCATAATTAAAGTATTAATGATTTAACAAAATAAGTTACTAACACAAGACCCCAGCTCAATAAAAAATGCCTGTTGTCTATGTATCCTTCACCATCTTTTATTCCGTCTATTGTAGCGTTAGATGCGTCTACCAGAAACACCATGGTCTGGTAGATCGCATTAGCTAACACTAAACAGAAAACAGCATTTATCGTGATTTCCATTCTTCGTTTACTTTATTTATTATATCGTTAATATGAACTGACTTTCTCCCAAGATGGTCATTAACCTCTTTATATTCTGTTTGGTGCAGCGCTTCAGATACAGCATCTAAATCTTGATGCGGTACTTCTTCTACTGCAATACGAGCTAAGTCGTATACATCGTCTACAATTGGTTTAGATGGAGCGATTTTATGTGTAGATTTGTACGCATAAGGATCTCCATGTGTATCTATTCTTATAGATATAGGTAAATACCCACTTTTTGTAGACAATTCCTTAATATCTTTTGGCGTTAACAACAGGTCAACTCCATGATTTTCGTGCTTATCTACTACAATAGCAACTGTTCCTTTAATAAATTTCAGGTTTTTCATTTGATTTTGGTTTTAATTAATAATTAGATGCACCAGCATCCTTCTTCGGTTTCTTTTAATATGTATAACTCAAATTCTTCAACATCTTCTTTGTCGAGAAACTGAATACCATTAACCACAAGATCGTCTATGTTTAATATGTTTAAATCTACATCTATTTCAAGTAGATAATCCATAAGTTCGTTATAATAATCTGGATCTATAGTTACACAGCAACTATCCATTAGTCGCATTAAATTAAATTCTTTCATAATTAGTTGTATTTAATTTCACTTATTGATTCGCAAGACTCTTTACATTTAGGGCATGTTTCATAATGCTCTAAATCGTTTTCTTCGCAATACTCTTGCCATTCGTTAATGTTTACATCTTCGTTACAGCATTCGCTTAAGTAAATTAGCTCACCTTCGTGATCATAAAACTCACTGTTTGGATCAGAACCCATAGTTCCTGCGAAGCCCATGCCTTCTTCTTGGTATTCCATTTCTATGTATAGCTCAGGAAACTTTTTACACATTGCCATTATTACAGGAGTTGGTGGCGACCAAGCTGTTGAAAATGATACTTGAAAGCATTCAGGATCTACATTACTTATGTAGCCATCGTATGCATTCCACTTAGTTCCCCAGTTTGCGTAAGACCATTCGTACCAATCTCCAAAGCCATATTTTTCTACATTGCTTTTGTAGATTTTAGCTTCTTCAATGTCTTTTTCTGTAAGGTTAGGATAGTCTCCTCCAGGACCCATATTGGCTTTACCATCTAAGACTTCTAGAGCGCTTTTCACTTGAGAGCCAGACGTTATTTCTAAGCTTTTAGGTCTGAAGATAAAATCGTTAAAATCAAAGACTCTACCTTCTTCGTCATAAGAATCAGCATCGTCTTTCTTAGGCATGACTGATAAACTGTTGTAAAACTTTTTCATGTCTTCTTTTTTACCTGATACTGTCAGGTAATTACTACAATGATTTGGCATAATAGTTTGGTTTTAGTTAATTATTGGTTAAATAAATCAGGATAAATTCTAAACTCCCAGTTAAGCTTGTTAGTAACAGTATTTCTTATTCGATCATAAGCATACATTGTGTTCTTTTTGACAAGAGAATTTGTTCTACCTGTAATTTGATTAATAGGTAGTTTAAGATATTCAGCTATTTGATAATTTGTAGCTTTACCTCCTAAATCTGCAAAAGCTTGTAATACTATTTTCTCCATTTTGTTTAATTGGCCACTCTCCATGAGTTCTACAAAAGCCATAATACTAGTGTCTTTCATTTTCTTTTTGTTCTGGTTTAACATATTGATTAATTATTCTAATTATTGCTTGCGTTCTTGTGTTATCATTAGTATACACTTTTAAGCATCGCAATATTTCTTGCCTTAAAGTTCTATTTTGAGCCACAACTAAATGATCTATAGATTCTTTAATAGTCCTTATGTAAGCATTGTAAGGCGCAGCTTCTTCTATTAGCTTACAACTATGCAATATAGTTGCGTGATGTCTACCACCCATTAAATCACCTATACGCTGAAAACCTAAATCTGTATGTTTTCTCATGTAGTATGCTAATGCGTGGCGAGCTGTAGCTAAATCTCTACGCCTATTTTTTTTCATCATTTGAACAGGGTCTACGCCAATAAGATTAGAAACAAAGTCTATAGCATCGATGTAGACCTTGTTTAACTTTTTCTTATTTAACTTTGCTGTTGTCGTCTCCCCACTGATCGAATAACCGTTTAAGTACCTTTCCTGTGTTCTCATTTTGCAATCTGTTTAGTTCATGTTCCATATCAATCCATATCCACTCTTTGTCATCTTGCTCTTCGGCAGTAAGATGATCCCAGATTCTATCTAATGCAATTGTATAGATTACATTTTGCTTTTCTAATAATTCTTCTTTAGTCATAATTAATTGTTTATTTGGTTTAACATGCAGCCCATCCATAAAAGTAAAAAGCTTTAATGCCTTTCCTACCTTTATATCCGTGCTTTTCTTTTATTTTCTTTAATGCAGCTCCTTCGAGTTCTATAAATCGACAATCTCGTTTGTTCATTTCATCCAGTTCTTTTCCAATCCAACCATCAAATTTTCTGGTTCCGTATCTTGGAAAGCCTGTTCTTCTATAACAACCGTCTGTTGTACTAATTGTACCATTGTACGGACTATGTCCGTCAAAATATTCTGCTTCTGCGCATTCATGCGAGTAAGCTTCGCTTGCTGTTTTAAATCTACCTACTGATAAAATTTCAAAAGTGTGTGCTCCCATAGTTTAATTGTGTTTAAAGTAATTTATTATTTCTATTTCAAAATCATCTAACTCTTCTTTGTCTTCTTCCTCTCTTCCTGAATTATGATATTTAATCCATGCATCAAGGTTGTCAGTACCAGCTTCAGCATACCTGTTACCACCACTTTCTGTGTAGTATATAACATATACTTGGTCAATTTTCATATTAATTGTCTTCAAATATGTTTACCATTTGCCCATATTTTTGAGCATCTTCTATCGCATCGTCTATACACTCTGCTTCTATGTCTATCCATTGTTGATAATCAGATGGATCGTCTGCATTTTCATGTCCGTGAGGAATGTAAATTAACTTGTAGTTTTTCATAGTTATTGTTTTAGTGAAAATTCATAATATTCTCCTGTAGGAGAGTCGTGATGTGATATTCTTGCGTGGTAAACACCAGGCTTGTCATCAGAGTCTCTCCAGAATCTTACATTGAAATCAGAGTTGACTTCTATAGCTTTAAACAAATCCATACCGTCTCTTACTTCTACGTCTTTTTGTCCTGTTCTATTTTGCCAACCCATATTAGTTCCAATAATAGAAAAGGTTTCTCCTGAGTATTTATCGAAATAAGTCATGTGATCTTCAAATTGTTCCCAGGCATCGCCAGGTAAATGTTCGTCACGCCAAACTACATCGTTTACTATACCCTCTGTAACTTCTGATTCTTTTAAATTGCCAACTCTATTGACTTCTTCTCCGTCAAGTTCATAAAACTCATATCTTTCTATAAAATCATCAGGATTTTGTAAATAATGTTTAGCTTCAAGATTTACAAACTCACTGTAGTCGTACTCTGCTATTCTTTCTGTTATTACGTTACTCATCTTCATTAGTTTTTAGTTAAAGGTTAAAAAGGGAGGCCGAAGCCCCCCTGTTAATTAAAGTGTTTCAGCAAATGCGTCTATCATCTTATAGGCTTTGTTTGCAAGTTTTGCACCTCCACCTATAATAAGTGATTCATCTCTACCAAATGGTCTGTTAGGCACAGATTTTTTGTGGTTTACAAAGTGTGTAACACCGTTAAACAAACCCCACAGTGTATCACCATGGACTTGCATTTCTGTGTTAATAGACTGCTGTAAATCCATTGCAGCATTCCATTTGCGTGTAGAGTATTTCTCTTTAGCTTCTGCTATAGATAGTTTCTTGTCTATATCTAACAAGTCTTTCCATAAACCGTTTCTAAAGTCCATAATCTTTCTATCAGTCCAAATAGGTACTTTAGTCCACTCTTCAAACTTTCTATACATATCATCTTCGAAATCTTTGTATTCGTTCATGATCATAGGTATAGAACGCAAAGACTCCTCAATAGTTGAGTTGTGTCTAAGCTTATATTGAGCTTTATTGTAAAATTGATAAAACTGATTAGAGCAACTAACTACTCTATTACCATAACCTATTCTTACACCATGTTTGCCATCATGCCCCCAAGTTGCAACAACATATTTTACAAGCTCATCTGGACCTATTTGCATAGATTCATTAAGCTTTATTTGTGCAAAACATTGTTTACCACCGTTTAGTGGACCTGAATGACTAATTGTAAATCCATTGTCTTTGGCTATTTCTTCTAATGTTTCCATAATTTGTTCGTTTTGTGTAACAGTGTATTGGTTGCCAACAACACCAAGCGACTCATCTGTTGAATCGTTAGTCGTTGCATACCAATTTGTTTCCACAAGTTTATCATGTGTTGCTAATTGACCTAATTCATTAACAGACACTTGTTTGTCTATTCTACATAAAGGTCTTTTTGATACTGTGAAATCTAATCCGATTTCTTTTAAAACTGATTGTTTCATAGTGGTTGATTTAGTTATTAGTGGTTAATTGTTAATACTACCAAGATGCCTGATAATAATATTCAGGATAGTCATCTTGATTGTTTCTAATTTCTTCTCTTAATACTTTAGCGGTTTCTTCTATTTCTTGATAATAATACTCATCATATTCTGTTGAGCCAAAGAAGAACCCAGACGATGTTGGTAATAGTTCAGGGTTTTTATCCCTAACTACTTTTTCACATATTGTTGCAAGTGTATCTAACTGTTCAATAGTTACAGCTGATAATTGGCATTCATCTATGCCGTCCTGCACGTTTTCAACAAACCATGCATGGACTGCGTTTACTTTTCGCCAATACATAATTTCTTCTTCTACATAGGTCACCCTTTCTGGCTTAATGTCTAATCTTGTTTGATCGTCTGTAGTTACTACAACTCTGTTTTTGTGTTTTTTGTGTGCCCAGTTTTTAACGTAAGTTTTCTTACTTAAATACATGTCTAATCCCATACTAAATTGGTTTTTGTTGATATTTATTATTGGTTAATCCGTGCTTTGAAATACGCTTTATATCTCCTACAACTTCTAATTTACAGGAGTATTTTCCTTGGTATTTTGTTTTAAGTTGCCCATAAGCATAAGAGTTTAATTTTTGATCTATCAGATCATTTTCACAATTACCTTTAAGGAGAGTTTCAACATTATAATCTTTATATAAATGTGACAATTTTGTAGATTTAGTTTTGTTAGAGTAAACTTCTTTCCAAACTCTTACTTTATATTGGCACATCCATATAGATTTATGCTCCATCATTTGTCAAGTATTTTTGACGCTTGAGCTGATAATGCATTTACATAAAATTTACTTGGATTAGGTTTTGGTGCCTGCGTTCCAAACATTAATACAAAACTATCAACATTAACATTTCCTTTTTTATCTGTTGTTTGTATTATTTCTCCCATGTGAGTAAGATAGCTTATAGGTTTCTTTGGTATTGTACGAAGAACTGTTAACGAGCTGGATCCGCTCTTGTATTTTTTAGGTTCTTTCTTTTCAATCTTTATATGTGGAACGTAATCGTGATACCCTTTTTTCATGTTTTTTTTAATTTAAGTTGTTTGTACTCTTCTATAGTCATGTTTACTTGTATATAATCAAGATCGCCTGGCTCTCTTACTTTTAAATGCTTATTTATTAAGCGTATGTGATCTATGTCATTTTTATTATATCTCGCCCAATTTAGAACGATATAATCAATAATCCAAACTGTTACTGTCATTTGTGACGTGTTTAAAAGATATATCTTATCTTGTTCCATGGAATTATAGAGCCATGTATCTCTTTAAATCGTTTAATGTATTTTGCTTTTAAGTTTCTTTCATATCTTAAGTTTTTACCACCATATTGTGATGTTTTTATTTCTTGAAGATGTGGAACCCAAAGCTGTTTCTCTGCTTTAGGGTTGTCTTTAAGATTATGTTCGTGTCTACCTTCATTATGTGTAAGAAATATAACTTCTGAATACACTTGATTTTTGTATTCTACATAATCATTAAGCATATCAAACAATTTTGCATAATCTTTTTCCCAATCTCTATACAATATCACTGGGCTAAAATTTACATGAACATCATATCCTGCTTCTATAAATTTATTTATAGCTTTTATGCGGTCAATTATTTTAGATGTTCCTGGTTCGTGTATATCTGCTAATTTTTGTGGCATTAAACTAAACCTTATCCTAATTTTACCTTTTGGGTTAAAGTCAAGGAGTTTAGAGTTTACATATTTAGTAGCAAACGAACCCATAAGCTCAGGTTGGTCTATAAAAAACTGAAATATTTCTTTCCATTTATGATATTTTGCGTGGAGAGAAAAATCTTCGTTACAGCTAATATCGTATGTTATGTATTTAGGATGTGTTTGATTTGGCTTATCAGGCTCTGCAAACCTGCTATGTGCCAATATGTTTTCTAATATGTCTTTGTAATTGTTAGCAACGTCTAAGCCTTTAGGTTTGTGACGCTTCATATAACAATAACTACAGTTGTATAAACAGCCGTGGCCAAAAGAAGGTGTAATATAATCTGTTGACCTACCACTTGGTCTTACAACCATAGCTTTACGTTTAACTTCTCTAATTTTCATAATTATCTTCTGGTCTATCTTTATAAACCCATACTACAAACATAAACGATGCTATTGAGGCGAGCATAATTCCAATATCAATTGCTTCCATAATTATTCAAATATAGTTCCTGCTATTGTTCCAATGATCATACCTGTAGCAGTTGCAAGTACGGTGGCTGTTTTTACTGATTTTCTACCTATTTGCATAGTAACATCAATAGCATTATATACTGAATCACTATACTTGTAGATATACTTTTCGTAATCTTTTGCAAACATAAAGTCTCGTAATAGTTTTACGTCTTGTGTTTGGCTTCTAAATAAATTCTTTACTGTTTTTTTCATAATTTCTAGTTGTTTTGGTTTTTAATAAATTCTACTACTTGATTATAAATATCTTTTATGTCGTTATGTACAGATAAATCGTGTATGAATACATATTTATCTCTATATTCATTAAATTCATTAAAAGACATTTCCTCGTTGGCATAAGCATCTATCTTTTTTATTACAGGAATAAGCCAATCCCAAGATTTGTGGTATTTAAGTTCCTCTATAGTGTAGGCTTGTGGTGTATGTATAAAACCATTTTCTCTGTTTTGTCTAAGTATAGAATATAACTCATCTATTGCAATGGTTTTAACTGCCATAAATTCTGCTATAATTTTATTTTTCATATCAATATCGTTTTGCTTATTGATTTTCTTTGCATCTTCACTTCTTAAGCACATCTTTTTGGTTTTTAGGTTTAACATCTCGTGTTGTGTCTTTAATAAATTCTACTACTGCTTTGTAAGTATTAGTTAATTTGCTTTCTCCGTCAGCAGGAATATATACAATATGTGTTTGAGTGTGTTTATCGTAAATACTTACTTCTTCTTCACGTATAATTACTTGGAATTGATTTCCGTGTGTAATAGATTCAATGTATTCTATCTTATCCACTACAGTCATAATCCAATTCCAACATTTGTGGTATTTTAATTCATCTAAATGTATATGACGCCCTAAAAATAAGACCCCATCTTTTTTAAATCCAAAATTTACTTTATGCCCCATAAATTCTGCTAT